GGGACGTCCTGGTATTAGTAGCAGCACTCAGCATCATCCTCAAAGAGTTGCTATGTGGTATACCTGGGGTGATCTTGGCTATACAGGTGTCAAAACTACATGTGGCGATAAGTATTGCTGTAATCCTTTCCACCTGATACCACAAAAGATTGGCGTATTTGTCGATCAAGATTCTTATCTTGAGAGCTTTGAATTAGCTTGTGAGTTACATACATTGAAACAGCAAGTAGCAGAGTATGCAATTGAGCAGGCTTTAAAGGAACAGGAAATGATTACTAATGCTCAAGAATTAGATGATCGAGCAAATTTGATCTTTGCTCCTAATTCTGAATTTGCAGATCGTTGGGAAGCAGTGGTGGATGACATTCTCAACGGAAGGCACCCAAGCCAATTTAATTCACCAGACAGTAAAGATGATACTAATCATAATTCCACAAATAATACTTAATTAATTTATCCTAAATAGAGAGTCATTGCATTATGTCTAGACGTTCTGATCTAATTAAACAATTAATTGCTTCAGATAAATTTGGTCCTGAAAAGGAACGAGAGCAGAAGTTTTTAATGGCAACAGCCGATTTAATTCTTACAGACCTTATTGATATTGCTATTAATGCGGTTGAAAAGCATGGTCCTGGTTCTCTTGTCATCAATTTAATAAATGACTCTACTACTTTCATGTGGGCAGAATCAATTGAATTTGATCTTCGAGTATCTGAACGTGAAAACGATGAAGATGTAACTGAATTTCTTAGAAAACTTTTACAGAAGATTGACGAAAATGACTGGACGCAAAACGTGCTTATTACATTAATTAGTGATGCTGGAACAAGAACATTTGCAGTCGAAGCAGGTCGGAGCCAAGAAAGCCTTAGAGCGGTCGCAGAAGAATTTATCGGATAAACTCGCTGCTAAAGGTTTAAAGCTTCCTCTGTACCCAACTCCTCAGCTCATTGATCGAGCTAGAGAAGTAATGGGTAGCATTGATTTTGATCCTACTTCTGATCCTGTTCAGCAAGTTCTTGTCGATGCAACCTCTGTACCTAGCATTGAAGTTAATCCACTCCAAGAGCACTGGCATGGAAATGTGTGGGTAGCTCCCAAAGGTGCTGTAAGAGATTGTCGTATATGGCTGAATAAGACTCTTAGTGAGTATCGTAATGGCCATATCAAAAGTTTTATCTTTTTCAGCAGCGCTTCTGAGCTTTTACGCGCAGCTCCTGTTGTTTGGGATTATCCAATCTGTATTCCATTCAAACGTGTAAAACAACTTCGCGCTACCTCAGAAGGTTTTGAATCTGTATGTCCATCTACATGGAATTTGATTGTTTATGGACCGCCAATTCAACAAGCACTGACAGATATTGATAAAGTTTCTTTGTTCTATAACAGCTTTAGAGATATTGGTCGAGTTATTTATAGTGAATATGCAGGGGATGGGTGGCAAAAAGACCTTGAGTACTATGAAGAAAACAAAGGTAATATCTAATGAGTAAACACATAGCTCAAGATTGCTTTTACCTTCTTCCATCTCAAAGCAAGGTTCATCCATGCCGTCTTATTACTAGAGACGGTACTTTGATGTGGAAGCACGCTTTACTTTATCAAAATACCAAACTTTTTTTACCTGTCTTAGAAGCACACGAGCAGCACATAATAAAAACTGCTCAGCGCCTAGAGGAACTGAACAGTTGGGTATCCCAAGGGCTTGAACCTTGGGAATGTTTTTCAATTGAAGCGTGGTATCAACCTAACGAACCTGAGCTATGTGAAGGTATCTCTGCTTACTTTACTCATACAACTCATGATCTTAATTACACATACACAAATTTATTGCCACACATCCAGGATCATGAGACTTTCCAACTACGCAATAGATATCTCTACTTCCGCCGCTGTTGACAACAAGGCCGCATATCTGCGGCTTTATTAGTCTAGCGAATCTATTAATCTATCAAGATACCATCTTGCTTTACTAGCATCTTCTTTACATTTATTTTTGTGCCATAGACGAATCATATATTTCAGTACTTGACCTTGAAGAAAACCTAGTATTGGAGACGGTGCGCTCGCAATTGAATCTTCAATCACATCAATTGCTTCTACTCTCCCTTGCGTGTAATGTTGGGGATTATCGACCATATTATATTCTGAATTAACTAAATAAAAATTTTCATTACTTTCTATTTCTTCAAAGGACTTTTTATTTTTAGAGTTCATTGTTGTCACGTTTAAATTAGTCAGTTCCTAATATAGAGTCAATAGATTGACGATGTGGATATGCCCAGTCCTAAAGGTGACCCAACATTTATCAAGAATAAAGATCGGTATTTCATCAATGTGGCGCAAGCTATTGGTGAAGCATCGACTCACCCAAAATCTCCTGGTGGGTGTATTATTGTACGTGACCGAGAGATCATTGGAAATGGTAGAAATTTATTGACAGATAGTAAAGTTGAAATTGATTGTATTTCATACGCAGTAGCTGCTGCTGCTAAGGCAGGTACTCCAGCTATTGGAGCAGTTATATATAGCACTAGATACCCTTTCTCTACTTCTATTTTTCAAGCTCACATGATGGGCATTAGAAAAATCATTATTCTTGCTCACGAGTGGGAGCCATACTATCGAGAAGAATTTAGACGTGCTGGACGATTGGCAAGAGAGCTTCAAATTTCAATTGAGCCCATTTTTTTAGATGAAGATCCAAGATTTACAAAAAATACAAATGACAGAAACATTGATCCAATTCTCTTCCCAGAAGCGAACCCGTTCTCGCCAGATGAATATGATCCAGACAATGCAACAGATACCTTCGATGAATAAAGAAATTATTTTTGACCTTGAATCTACTGGCTTACTACGACAAGGATCCCGTATTCACTGCATTGTTATGCGTGATAGTAACGATGACAGCACTTCTGTGTTTGATCATCGCCCTGAGCAATCAATCATACAAGGCGTAAAAGAACTAGAACGTGCAGATGTTTTGATTGGTCACAACATTATTGGTTATGACATCCCACTTATCAAAGAACAATATCCTGATTTTAATCCTCAAGGTCAAGCAATCGACACTCTCGTATTGAGCCGTCTGTTTTATCCACATATTGATACTAGAGACTATGAACGCCGTCCAGATGGCATGCCACAGCGTCTTTATGGACGCCATAGCCTAGAAGCATGGGGCTACCGGCTCAAGTGCTTCAAAGGTGATTTTGGCAAGCATGAAGGCAATTGGTCTGTATATTCGCCCGAGATGCTGGACTATTGCATCCAAGATACTGAAGTGACGCTGAAGCTTTGGGCACTTATGAAACGACGCATGAAAGATTATTCATGACTACTGTATTTAATAAGGAGAATCTAAATGAATGATTATGTATTGCTTGAAATGCGTATGGCAGAAATCATGTCGCAACAACAAGCAAGTGGTTTTCGATTTGATGTAGCTGCTGCAGAGAGAGTGCGGGGTGAGCTTCAGAATGAGGTCACTCAACTTGAACAATCAATTCAATCACGATATATCTATGTACCCGGAAAGATCTATACACCTAAACGGGCAAACAAAACTAAGGGATATGTAGCCGGTGCTCCTATGACAAAACTGCTGGATTTCAATCCCACATCACGTCAACACATTGCCTGGGCGCTTCAAAATTTTCGTGGAGCTCGCTTTACTAAAGTGACTGAGACAGGTAAACCCAAGGTTGATGAAGCAACTCTTTCTGAGATGCGCGACCTTGCTCTATCTCAAGACAACAAGCTTCTACATGAGGAGTGTGAGATGTTTATCCGACTGTTGACCCTACAGAAGTGGTTGGGCCAGCTGTCTGAGGGGACAAACTCCTGGTTCAACACAATTGAAGATGACGGGTGTATTCACCACAGTTGCACTCTTGCGACCCAAACCGGGCGTAACGCGCACCGGGGTCCAAATTTGGGACAGGTTGTGAGTGCACCTTGGGCACGTCAATTGTTTGTTCCACATCCTGGTCATGTGATGGTTGGCGCTGACTTGGAAGGATTGGAGCTCCGCTGTCTAGGGCATTATCTATCTGTCTATGACGAAGGTTCTTTTGCTGACGTGGTGCTGAATGGTGATATTCACCAGCAAAATGCTGATCGTGTTGGTTGCACTCGCAAAGAAGTCAAGACCATTACATACGCATTTATTTATGGAGCGGGCGATCAGAAGCTTGGTCATAGTTTTCATCCTGAGCTTAGCGATGCTCAAAAGAAACAGCTAGGCAGTGAACTTCGTCGCAAATTTCTTGATGCAATTCCTGGATTGGAGCCACTTATTGATGCAGTCAAACAAAAGGTTCGTGGAAGCGGTCGTCTTAGGGGGCTTGATGGGCGTCCTATATTCTGCCGTGCTGAACACGCCGCCCTCAACTACCTACTTCAATCAGCAGGTGCCATCTTATCAAAGCGATGGGTGGTAATTTCTCAACAAATGCTTGATAGCTCAGGTCTTACTTACAATCTTGATTACACCCGTTGTGCATACGTGCACGATGAACAGCAGCTATCGGTTGTACCCCAAGAAGTCGATAGGGTCAAAATGTTGCTAGAAAATTCGGCACCTGAAGCAGGGCGTTACTACAACTTCCGCGTTCCGATCACTGCATCCGCAGATCACGGAGAAAATTGGGCAAGTACACATTGATACAATAGGTTCTATGGATAACCCAGAAAGCCACATATTTAACTTCCAAGTTGATGCACCAGCACTAAAGCTTTTAGTGAAGGGCATGAGGTATTACTTAGAAAAGTGGCCTGGCGGTAATGCTGATGAGCAGATTGCTATCCAAAATATGCTGTACGAATTAAATAAAGCTTATCTAGAGCTTGTGTTCATCGAAAACAAATAATGTTCGCCGTAAACTACGTGTTTCACTTATTATTGAAGTATGACACGTTTGTGGATGACATACATTCGCTGCCTACGTTTCAATCGTTGGCCTGTAGTTTCTCCTGAAGAATTACGGCTAGCCGAACAAAAGAAAAAACTTGACCGTCTTTATGGACGGTAGTTATTGTTACAATTAATACAAGTGCGTTGAACCTTTAGCTAGGTCGCAAGTAACCCGCAGGGGCGAAGCAACGGGAATTCATTCACACTTATTGGAGAAAACCTATGTCTACTGTTGAACTGATGGGCCTTGTTCGTGCTCAGAAAAAAGCTGTTCGTAAAGCAGTTGAAGCTCAATATCATCAGCGTAACGACTTTACTCGTTATAGCTTTATTCCTGAAGATAAGGCTGGCAAGTGCTACACCTACCGTGGTGTTCAATACTGCTACAACTGAATAATAAATAATCAACCACACTAAGGCCCGCTTAATAGCGGGTCTTTTTTTATATTTTTCTACAATAGATAGATGATGAATATATTAAATAGATGCGTAAAGCTGGTGATCTTATAGCTGAATTTCTTAAAGAGCGTGTGCTTGCAAATAATCGCGCCAATCCTATTGGTAGTGGGGCATATGGTGTAGTTTATAATTCTAATATTCCTGGCAATGTCATAAAGCAAGGTTATCCGAATAGTTTTGAGAATAACTTTGTTGAAGAAGCCAATCTTCAGTCGATTGCGGCTGATCTAGGAATTGCACCTAAAGTGACTGCTATTGAAACTTTTCCTGGTGATGTAGGTAATCGTTTCGAAATGAGCGATGTACGTACCAACTATGAACCTGTTCAATCTGATAGCAGAAATTTATTTCCTACCGACCGTAAGATTCAAATTCAAACTGCTCAACAATTAGGACATTTAGCATTAAAAGGCGTTCGTTTAGAAGATCGTAAAGCAGATAATATGGTTCAAAATAAAATGACTGGTCGTCCTATGCAGCTTGACTTTGGTATTGCCGGCAAAGTTGAAGGTTCAGAACAAGTAGCAACTCTAGCTATGGCTACAGCCGAAGGTTTTGAAGCCGCTGGTCTTAACGATGTTGCAAGTATCTATCGAGCCACTGTTATGGATCTATTAGAAGGAGGAGACGTTGATGATGCAATGGATATTGCAAAGCAAGGGTTCAGCCGTTTGCAAAAAATTAAATAGATCTCGTTTTGTTAATTTGCAGACTTAATTTTATCTAGAATGCTTGCTTGAATTTCAGTTTCAGGTCTCAGTGACTCAGCTCTTTCGCGGTCATATTGTCTTTGATAGTTTCGCATGATTTGAGTTTCAATACCAGAGCCAAATCCACCAGTGCCTGGATTTTGTTCAGTTCTAAATGGTTGTGCTTGCTTTCTATATCTATAGGCAGCAGCACGTTGCTTTGCCAAAGCTGGGCCTCGTGAGCTTTGTACATATGAATCGCCTTTACGCAACCTGCGTCGATCTACAGCCACTATAGATTTCTTATCTTTACTTATACATTATAGTTTGCTGGCTGTGGGTCAGCTTCATCTTCTGCGTCAAAACAAACTACCCAATCACTATTTTTATCTAGCAGTTCTGGATCAAGTAAATTTTGAAGCATGTTTACTGCAGCTATTTGGTGCGATGAATTAGTAAAAGTTTTGAAGTATTTGAGCAGATTTACTTTCTGCATCAGAGCCCTACTTGCTGATTTAAGTTTTTTACAGCCTTAGCAAGAGGAATGACAGTAGTCATTACCTTTTTAGGTAGCTCTGCATCTCGTACTTCTATATCTTTTCTTACGAGCTCAATTTGCTGATGAGCACTTGCTATACGTTCTTCCAGCTGTTTAGATTTCCAGTCTGTAAACTTCATAGCCAGTAAAAGTGTAATTACTGGTCCAGCAATATATTCCATGTATATGTTTTAGCTACACAAAGTCTAACTGCTTATGCTATAAACGTGAGACCATCATCTTCTAAGTCATCATCTTCCCACCCTTCATCCATAATGTCAGTTGGCATCTCTTCAGAATTATCTACATTTAATTCAAGCAACTCGCAAAATGTTTCTTCAGAAATAATTTCAGGAAGACCACTTTGCTGCTCATCAATCTTAAAGATAATGCCATTAGACATCAATGTTTCTTGCACACCATTCTTTTGTTCCATTCTCGATTTAAGCAGCCGTAAGGCTGTTTTCTCTAAGGCTGGGCGGCTCATTCTTGTGACTTCGTACCTCGCTCTCGTAAGAGCAAAACGTTGCTCGATTGTTAACTGCGCATTCATCTAGTTCTTCCTCGATAAATCTTTTGTTGGAAATCCATTCTTCAATTAATTCTTTAGCAGTTTCGTTGTAAAACGCCTGCTTCTCAAACCATATTAACCATGGTTGAGAACCTTTGTCGTGATTACAGCTTTTACAGCATGGAACTAAATTGCTTCTAAGGC